AGGTTCTGAAACCATTGTTGATGGTATGACCAAAATGATGGCTGCCATGAAAGAAGACTTTAATGCTTTCATGCCAACTAATCTTAAAATGTGTGAAGAGTATGCTGAAAGTTTAGAATATAAAGTTGGTAATAAGTATATCAAACTTGTTTCTAAAAATAATGGTGTTAAAGCATTTATCGTTAATGTTGAAGATGATAAGAAGTTTAAGTTTGGTGACATTTTGATGCCTGCTGGATATAGTGCCCCTGCTCGTAATGGTGCTCGTGGAAACATCCTTGAAGGTAGTTATGCAATTAATTGGACAGGAGCTTGTTACTTAAAGTGAGAAATATGAAACTTGATGATGTTATTGGTATTGTTCTTATTTTTGGAATGGGTTATGCTGCATTAGTAGCGTTCTAAAATGAAAAACATTGATGATGAATTAATGATGTTTGTTTTTGGAATTTTAGTATTTGCCATATGGTTTTTTATGTGGATGGTGGCTCTAAAATGAATCTAACTGAATTAGTTTCAGTAGGGCTGATGTTGTTCACTCCAGTAATTACTGATATACCAGAAGATAAAAGTGCATCTGTGGAGTGTCTTGCACTTAATATGTACCATGAAGCCAGAGGTCAAGGTAGTGCTGGACTTCTTGGTGTATCTTCTGTTGTTTTGAACAGAGTAAAAGATAAGAGATTTCCAAATACAATTTGTGGAGTTGTGTATCAAGGCCCAACAAGAGAGAGTTGGAAGACTCGACAAACTCCTGATCCTAATGATGCCACTTTCTATCCTGTAAAACATCGTTGCCAGTTTTCTTGGTATTGTGATGGTAGAGGTGATGAACCAAGAGATAAAAAAACTTATCAAAGGTTATTGACAATTGCTAAGTCTATAGTGTATAATACTGTTAACTTCATAGATATTACAGATGGAGCTACACACTACCATGCTGACTATGTTAACCCTGCATGGGCAGAAACTAAAACTAGGACTGTTGAAATTGAAGATCATATATTCTATCGTTGGGAAATTGGACAAAAAGGTAGGCCAGTTAGGTGAGTAATTTTAGATTTATTGAACGCAATGTGGACGTAAAAAATATTGTCCAACAAGTGTTAGATAATCCTAATGATTGGGACGTTGCTGGTAGCATTAAAGGTGCTGCTGGTGATCTACAACCATACGGTTTCCTACCTTTAATGATGGCAGTAGTCAACAACACAATGCGTGGTGGTTTTGGTGATCCTAAACATACTCAACTTCAACAAAAGACTCTACTGTGGGAAAAGTATACACAGATAAGAAAATTTCTTAAAAGTTATAAATGTCAAAATCATTCTAGAGCTGCATTTTTTAGATTAAGGCCAGGCGATACAGTTGGTTGGCATATAGATGATGGAAAGTACTATCTGTCAAGAGATAGGTATCATTTATCTTTGCAGGGTATATACAAATATTGGGTTGGTGACTCACCAGATGATCCAAATGCCGAGATGCACATCATTGAGCCTGGCACTTTCTTTTGGTTTAATAATAAGAAGTATCACAAAGCACTAAACATTGGTGATGTAGATAGATTGACTTTCGTTTTTGATGTACCACACAGTAAAAGGAATCCATAATGAAACATATAGAAATATCAGTTATGGAAGATGGTGAATTGTCTATTGATGGACAAACTAAGCCAGGAGGCAATCTTGATATTCGTGAATTTGAAGATGGTGAGTGGACAGGTGGTTGTTATGCTACCTATGAAAATCTTATAGAGAAAGTGAAAGAGGCATTAGAAGAATGAATATTTTCTACCTTGATGAAGACCCCATAGTTGCAGCTCAAATGAGTTGTGATAAACACGTTGTGAAGATGATACTTGAGTCTGCTCAGATGTTGTGTAGTACACATCGTGTTCTTGATGGTGATGAGATTGCAGACTCCAAAGGTATGTACAAGATGGCTCACAAAAACCATCCTAGTACTATTTGGACTCGTTCTAGTGTTCAAAATTACATTTGGTTATGGAGACATATGACTGCTCTTATGAGAGAGTATACTCATCGTTATGGTAAAACCCATGCGACTGAACGATTGAAAGAGTGTCTTGCTAAAACTCCTACCAACATTCCTTATGGGGGTAAATTTACTGATCCACCACAATGTATGCCAGAAGAATGTAAGGGTGAGGATACAGTACTTGCATATCAGAAATACTATATAAGAGAGAAGTCTGGTTTTGCAAAGTGGTCTAAACGTGAAACACCAGCATGGTTTTTAGGAGAAACAAATGCAAAGGGAAAGCCGGTCGAACTACATACTTAGAATGATGCAAGAATCAAAAACAGATAACTCTTTAAACCTATTAGAAGAAAATGTAATACTTCGTAATAATGTAAGAGAACTTCAAGAACAATTACAAAATGCTTACAATAGTATAATAGAATTACAATATGTCAAAGATAAACAATTGGAACTTTTCAAATGAAAGAACAACATAATGCCAACGTATAAATTTAAAGATACAAATACAGGTAAAGTGTTTGATGAATTTCTGTCTTTCAGTGAGAGAGAAAAATACTTAAAAGCAAACTCCAATATTACACAAGTCCCTGTAATGTTTGCTTATACAGGAGATCATATTATGGGTGTCGGCCCTAAGAATGATGAGGGATGGAAAGAACGTATGAGTCAAATTGCATCTGCTCATCCTAATTCTCATTTGGCTGATAGGTACAAAACTGGTGAATCTCATAAAAAATTAAAGGCTAAAGAAATAGTTAGAAAACACCAAAAAAAGAACCCTTTAGTTACTAAATAATTATGGTGCGGGCGAGACATCAAACTTCAGCATTAGATGCACAGTATCTACGTAAGCTTGGAAGTCAATCCGCCCATGCACCAAGGGGAGTGTTATAGAGAGCTCCAATTAGCACTCCCCACTCATTTTAAATAGGATATATCATGGCCGCAAAGAAAAATAAAGAAATCAATCACAGTAGTTTAACTACTATTAAACCTATCACTGACAATCAGAAACTGGTTTTTTCAACTTGGAAAAAAGGAGATAACCAATTTCTTTTTGGTTGTGCTGGTACAGGTAAGACCTTTGTATCATTGTATCTAGCACTACAAGATATTTTTGATTTAAAAACAAAATATGACAGAGTGGTATTAGTTCGCTCTCTTATTCCTACCAGAGAGATTGGTTTTCTGCCAGGCGATGAAGAAGATAAATCTGCACTGTATCAGGTGCCTTATCAGAACATGGTACAATTCATGTTTGAAATGCCTAACGAACAACAGTTCAATTCTCTATATGATAGGTTAAAAGCACAGGGCTCATTGTATTTTCTGTCAACTTCATTCCTACGGGGATTGACATTTGACAATAGTATTATTATTGTAGATGAATGTCAGAATATGAATTTTCATGAGCTAGATACAATCATCACAAGAGTTGGTCAAGATTCTAAAATTGTATTTTGTGGTGATTTCGCTCAGTCTGATTTACAAAAGACAAATGAGAAAAATGGTTTACACGACTTTCTACGTATCTTAGAAGAGATGGAAGAATTTAATTGTACAGAATTTACCATAGGCGACATTGTTCGCTCTGGTTTTGTTCGTAGTTATCTTATTAACAAGACCAAACTAGGAATAGGAATTGAATAATGGATGTAGATAAGTTACGCAAACAGCTAGAATTAGATGAGGGTGTTAAGTATGAAGTATACAACGATCATCTTGGTTATGCTACTTTTGGTGTGGGTCATCTGGTACTTGAGTCAGACCCAGAACACGGCTCTGAGCTTGGGACTTCAATCAGTGAGTCCAGAGTCATTGAAGCCTTCGAGCAGGATTGCGAAAACGTCTTGCGAGACTGCAACATCCTATACGAAAACTTTGATGATTTGCCAGAAGAGGTTCAACAAATAATTGCAAACATGATGTTCAACATGGGCCGCCCTCGTTTGAGTAAGTTCAAAGGAATGAAACGTGGAGTAGATGCCAAAGATTGGAACGCTGCCGCAGATGAGATGGTTGACAGCTCTTGGTATAGACAAGTAACAAATCGTGCAGAACGATTAGTTGAACGTATGAGAACCGTGTGAAGTATACTCAATCACAGTGGGATAGAGAAATAGGTTGGGGTAATGTTCCACCAGAATATTCCTATGAGTATTATGCTACTCATAGAAACAATATTTGGAATTCTTGGAATACATTATACAACATTGTAAATGTTAAAGTGACATATAATATGGAAGAAGTTAATAATGAATTATAATCATGTACCAGTTGAGCTAAAAGAGTTGACAACTGAAACGATAAATCGAAAAAGGTTTTACGTAACACCAGAGGGAAATAAGTATCCTTCTATAACTACTGTTCTATCAGTCCGTAATAAGAAAGGATTGTTTGAGTGGCGCAAACGTGTTGGTGAGAGTGTTGCAAACCATATCGCAAGAACTGCAGCTGCAAGAGGTACGAAGGTTCACCATATGTGTGAAGACTACCTCAATAATATGCACAGTGAAGCGCCTGAAAAGTTCGCAGAACATACAAAACATTTTCTTCCTTGGTGCTTATTCAAAAGACTAAGAAGAGGAGTGTTGTGTAATATAGATAACATCCATGCACAAGAAGCAGGGCTCTATAGTGATAAATACAAGGTAGCTGGTCGAGTCGATTGTATTGCAGAATATAAGGGCACTCTATCAATTATTGATTTTAAAACATCTACCAAGGAACGAACTGAGGCTTGGAATGAAAACTACTACATCCAAGGTTCAGCGTATGCAGAGATGTTTGGTGAAAGAACAGGAATTGAAATAAATCAAGTAGTCATTCTTGTGGTAACTGAGGATGGCACTGTTCAAGAATTTATAAAGGATAAGGAAGAGTATCTTCCTATGTTGAAAGAAACAGTTACCGAATGGAGTGTACAAAATGAAACATCTATCAATGTTGGTGGCGATGTTTCTAATAGTGGGTTGTCAAACAACGCAATCGTCTGATACAGAAACAAAGTTAGAAGTCGTTAAAAATAAAATTACATCAGTAAACCCTTTTAAGGATAACGAAATATCATCTGAGCAACTTGTTACTAGCAGTAAACCTATCGTGTGTGGAAGAGCAGATGCTATTCTAAACAGTATGTATACTAAATATCGTGAGGTTCCTATATTTTTAGGAGAAAGTAAAGCAACACATCCAAATACAGGTAATAACCTTACTCCAATGGTTACAATTACATACAATAATGAAACTGGAAGTTTTACAGTATTTGAACAAATGCCATTAGAAGAAAGACTTTTGTGTATATTAGTAGTAGGTGTTGGAAAATTTAAAGATATGACAAAGGGAACATCTTTATAAAAAAAGTACTTGACAATTAGGCTAAAGTGTGGTATAAATATAGTTACAGTTCGATGAAACAGATTGAAAAATAGGCTGGACTTGGGGGCAGTGCCCAACGCCTCCACCATAAGTTCATATTGTAGGTCAAAGTGAATTTATGATGGGGGCGAAACAGGATCGACAGGTGTTGATTAGAGAAGTGGAGAATTGTCGGATGACTCCGTTATTGGTCAAAAAACTAAACGCAAACGATAACTTTGCACATGAAGATTATGCACTAGCTGCATAATTTTTCGGGGTTCGGTGGGTTCCTTGCAACAGAATACCCACCACTTTATTTAAGTGACGGCAACCTATTGCTATATCGACACTTAATGAGTTTGGTAGTTCTCTTTATAGGACTAAAAACTACCATTTAAAAGTTGGAATGTTTCCAACTTATTTGTAATGTTAAGGAAAACATTTAAATGACTACTACCACTACCCAGGCAGCTAAGGTTGCCACCGCACTTGAAAATGGTGCAGAACTAACCGCTAAACAGATTACATCACGTTATGGTGTTAAGAATGTTCGTGCTGTTATTAGTAAACTTCGTTCAGAAGGGTTTTCAATCTATCTGAACAAGCGTGTATCGTCTTTTAACGGTGAAACATATATGAAGTATATGGTTGGTACACCAACACGAGCAGTTGTTGCTGCTGGTTATGCAGCACTACGCACAGCGTAATGTTTAATGTGTGGTGACATAATACACCCGTGGGGGGTCATGGTTAGCCCCCCAACTTTTAAAGGAATAAAAAATGGCATACAGTAATAAGTTATTAGATCACTATGAAAATCCACGTAATGTTGGGTCTTTAGATAAGAATGAAGATAACGTAGGTACTGGCCTAGTTGGTGCGCCTGCTTGCGGTGACGTTATGAAACTACAAATCCAAGTTGATGATGGTGGAGTAATTGAAGATGCATGTTTTAAGACCTTTGGTTGTGGCTCAGCTATTGCAAGCTCAAGTCTAGTTACCGAATGGATTAAAGGCAAAACATTGGAAGAAGCCAATGGTATTAAAAATACAGATATTGCTAAAGAATTAGCACTGCCTCCAGTTAAGATACATTGCAGTATCCTAGCAGAAGACGCAATCAAAGCAGCAGTTGCTGATTATAAAACTAAAAGAAGTGAATTGAACAAATAGGATTATTGATGAATACGACTAAAACATTCTCTCTTAAAATAGAGGGGATTGCACAAGAAAAAAGAATTACACATATGGAAGCAGTGCTTTGGTATTGTAAAAAAGAAGGTATCGAACCAGACACAGTAGGTAATTTGATATCTAAAGCTCTTAAACAGAAGATCGAAGCAAATGCAAGAGATTTGAATTTTCTTCCTCGACACGCACAACTACCAGTATAAGGAATATATTATGGGAACAATATTAGTAATAGCACTTTTTAGTGGACTATTTGTAGCAGACAATAAAGAGTTTTTTGATAAAGTTGAAAAAGACATAGAAGCAGGATACACATGGCATCGTGTAGGTCCAGTAGATGCTGACCCAAATTCACTTTCAATCTCAATGGAATCTGAGGGATACAATCCTCAAATCATATGGAAATTAAAAAAGGATTAAAGGAAGGTTTGGTAAAGGGAGCGATTGTTCTCTTTCCAACCTACCTTACAGCATTTCTAACTGATAAGATGATATATGTTATTCCTATGCTTGCAGCTGCCAGTTTCATTGCAGCAAGTATCGGTGATAGCAAAAATGAACATAGAGTAGAAGAAGACGGTTTTAAAAAAGACGATGCAAGCAGTTGATACCTATCTAATGTATTGTGCTTTGAAAGCTCACTTCAAAGGTAATTATGATTACCACAGATTTAGCGGTAAAACGAAAGTTTCTAGAGATTCATTCTGGAAACGGAAAGACCGCATTTTCTTTGTCAAAACTGCTACTAGGTATAATGATAAAGAACTCCTTAACTATTTTGTATCAAACTTTATTAAAGAACGTGAAGGATACATTGCAAACTTTAGCACTAAAAATTATGAAGAATGGATGCAACGAAAGAAGATGTTCTATGAACTCTTCTCTCAAGAGATGCAGCCATTTATTAAGAACTTTGAACCTCTTTTTGAATGTACAGATGACCAACATCCTACATTA